GGTGTGTATCGGTATGTCTACAAGAGATATTTCGACATAGATGTGGAGAATTGATCAGTACTGTTAAGTACTGATGACTCTCTGTCACCTAACCCTCAGTTCTACTGAGTACTGTCTAGTAATCATCAGTTAATGATGAGTAATCATCGTGTGCTAACGCACAGACAGTCCTTCTATTTAAGGGACTATCTCTGATGTGTATTGTGTATTTGTGTATACAGATCTTGACCTACCCGAAGGTAGGCCAAGGTGATTAAGGTGCGCTAAGGAGCTTTTCACGCTCCGCTTTACGTACCTCACGGTTGTGCTGAGCTTCGTCCTTGTACTCACCACTGGCCGCTTCCGCGACCTCGGTTACGTTACAGAACGCCTGAGCTATGTGAGATAGACCGGCTAAGGTAAGGGTGATGAACGCCCATAGCTGTGCGAATGATGCTGACATGATGTACTCCTACGTAGGTTGATGAATGATGTGCACGTTACACACCACAGTACACGCGGTAGCGTTGAAGGGTGGGGTAGGTGATTGAAAGTTATGGATCACTTAAGTACCGGGGGGGGTGATTTTGACTTTAGGCTCCTGACAGTCAGTCCCTACCTCAGTACCCAAATTAGAAAAAATCAGCCAATGCGAAATCTGATTTTCTACATTCATACCCAGATTAGAAAAATTCCCAAAATGCGAAGTTTCTAATTCCAATCCCAAAATATTATTATTATTATTTTCTGTTAAACCCTACGATATACTCCCGATATATTAACTAGGAGTAATCATGTCTGGCTTAACAGTAGAAGAGTTTAAGGATGCTTTACCTTTAAAGGTGAAGCGTTCTGTAAACCAAGAGTTAATTGATCAGATCAATACCACTCTGTCTGATCCTGAGATGTATGAAGCCTATAGGGATAACCTATTGTCATACACCAAGGTGATGGCTGATGGCCGATTCAAGGTGAGTGGGTATATTGATGCAGTGAAGTACGTTAGCCATAAGCTAATGGGCTGTACCAATATCGAGGCGTATACCAAGACCTTCCCGGATAAGTACAAACGGTTTGTGCAGAATGGTGTCCAGGCTAAGGATATTGCTTCCTATGTCACGGCTTATAACAAGTCCAAGCTGGTTAACCTGATCTTTGAGCAGACGCTCATTCCTTCTTATGTGTTGAACCAGGATCTGTATCAGAGGGCGTTGAATGTGCAGGCTGATCTAATGGTCAATGCAAATAGCGAGAAGGTACGCTGTGATGCAGCTAATTCATTGTTGGTTCAATTGAAGATGCCTGAAGTTACCAAGGTAGAGATGGATATTAATGTCAAAGAAGATAGTTCTATTCAGGCATTAAGAAATACTACATTGGAATTAGCCAGACAACAGAGATTAATGATAGGCTCCGGGGCTATGAATGCTCAGGAAGTTGCTCACGGTAAATTGCTAATTGAGGGTGAGATATTGGAGATAAGTTAATGGCAAATGAACCAGTAGATTTGAATACCTTATTGAGTGCTGCAGAGAAAGCTAATAACTTGCCTGCTGGTTCTATGAGTGCAATCTTGGCTCAAGAGACTGGTGGTAATAGTAAGTATTTGGATGACCCTGCTGCTTATCATTATGGTTTGAATAAGGATGGTAAGCGTATTGCAGGACATACTGGAAAGGTGTCTACCGCATTCGGGCCATTCGGTATTCTGGAATCTACTGGTGCTAATCCTGGTTTTGGTGTTGAGCCATTAAAGGATAAGTCATTACCTGAACAAGTTCGATTTGCTGCACAGTATTTGGGAGCAAGGGCTAAACATGCAGGAAGCTTTGAGGCTGGCTTGGCTGGATACGGTGAAGGGAGCAAGTATGCTTCTTCAGTTATGGGAAAGATGGGTAAAGGTAAGGGTTCAAGTGCTGGTGTGCCGATGGTTAATCCTGTTGCTGCCCTTTCATCTATTGGTTTGGAAGATGGTGTATCTGAAGCCATGCCGGTGGAAGTACCCCCACAGGTATTTGCTCAAGGTATGGAAATGCCACAGTTGCACGTTATCCCACAGGGGCCGGACCCTTGGGAGGCGTTTCAGAAAACTCTGCCCAGTAAAGGAGGAAGACCCGTAGTGGAAGCCAAGCGGGAAGACTTCTTTGCGCCGAAGGACTGGAGTGTTTTCCAAACAATGTTTGCTAAACCAACCAAGAACAAGGTTGACTTCAGTACCTTTGGTAAGTGGGGCAAGAAGGTTGTTTGATCCTGTAGCAGAAGCATTGGCTCCTTGGAAGGTAGAGGAGTACCTCAATGCTACGGATTACTCTATTGACGTTGACTACGTACCTAGTGAGTTTGCCCTAGAGTTTGTTACGTTTATCAAGTTAGTGAATGGGGTACAGGGAGAAGAGCATAAGACTCCCCTGGTTCACTACAAGATGTTGGATACCCTGACAGAGGGTGGTCGCAGGATTGTTAACCTATGCCACCGGGGTATTGCCAAGACTACGGTGATGGGTGAATACCTGTTCCTGTATATCGCTACCTATGGTGAGATCCCTGGTTTCGGCAAGATCAGTCTGGCTTTGTATGTTTCTGACTCCATTGAGAATGGTGTCAAGAACATGCGTAAGAATCTGGAATACCGTTGGGAGAACTCCGAGTTTCTTAAGGTCTATGTACCTGAAGTCCGATTTACCGATATCCGCTGGGAATTCAAGAATGCGGATGGCAAGTTATTCATTGTCAAAGGTTATGGTGGCAAGACAGGAGTACGGGGTGCTAAAGAGTTAGGTACTCGCCCACAATTGGCCGTACTGGATGACTTGATCAGTGATGAAGATGCTAGATCATCGACAGTTATCTCGGCTATTGAAGACACTGTTTATAAAGCAGTGAACTACGCATTACATCCAACCAAGAACATTATTATATGGAGTGGTACGCCGTTCAATGCGAAAGACCCTCTGTATAAGGCAGTAGAGTCAGGTGCTTGGAAAGTTAATGTCTTTCCTGTGTGTGAAGTGTTCCCGTGTGCTAAAGAAGAGTTCAAAGGGAGCTGGCCTGATCGCTTTACCTATGAGTATGTATTAGAGCAGTACGAGACTGCTGTTAAGTTGGGTAAGGTTGACACATTCAATCAAGAGTTGATGCTGCGAATCATGAGTGATGAAGATCGCCTCATTCAGGATGCAGACATTGCCTGGTACAAGATAGATGCTGTATTAAGGAACAAGAACAGATTCAACTTCTACATTACGACAGACTTCGCTACCAGTGAGAAGCAGAAGAGTGATTACTCTTTTATTAGTGTCTGGGCGTATAACAATGTAGGGGATTGGTTATGGGTTGATGGGCTATGTAAGCGTCAACTCATGGACAAGAATATTGATGCGCTGTTCAGGTTTTCTCAGATGTATAAACCCCAGTCAGTAGGCATTGAGGTATCCGGGCAACAAGGCGGCTTCATTCAGTGGATACAAGGCCAGATGTTGGAAAGGAATATCTACTTTCCTCTGGCTTCAGAAGGGAATGACATGAAGCCGGGTATTCGTCCCAATACGAATAAGTTTGTTCGGTTTAGTACTGTTGTGCCCTGGTTCAAGGCCAGAAAGATATTCCTTCCGATAGAAAAGAAAACAGATCCTGCCATTGTTGAATTGGTAAATGAATTAAGTCTGGCTTCAGTAGGTGGATTTAAAAGCAAGAATGATGACGGTATTGATACAGTGTCCATGCTATCTTCGTTAAATCCTTGGAAACCCAGTGAAGAAACACAAATGGTCAGGTTATTAACAGGTAATAACAATGATCTATGGGAACCAGATATAGAAGATAATGCCGTTTATCGAATGTCCTCTTATATTGTTTAAGGAATTACTATGAAACTGGCTGAAGTATTCACGCAACTTACGTATGGTGAGCTATCTCAATTAAATATTGGTGGTGCTGAAGCCGGTGCTATTGATGATACCAACTATGCAAAGATACTGCCGCATGTGAATCTGGGATTAGCTGCTTTGTATAAGCGATTCAATCTAAAAGAGAATCGGCTTGTCATTGAGTTGATTGAGGATAAGGTCACTTATCCCCTGCTCAAGAGGTTTGCTGTTAATGGTGGGGGTGCTGAACCTGTACGCTATATCATGGATACACTAAGTGAGCCTTATCTGGAAGACATCAATAAGGTAGAAAGAGTGTACTTAGATAGTGGTTCGGAATTGGGATTGAATGACGATTCTGATATCTACGGTTGCTTTACGCCTAGCTACAACATCCTCCGCATACCCGCTATTCTTGTGAATGATGGGGTAGTTCCAGAAGAATTAATGACTGCTTCTTTGGAAGTGGTCTATCGGGCTAATCATCCTTTGCTGGTCTATGATGCCGATTTCAATCCTAATAGCATTGAACTTGAATTGCCTTACAGTCACCTGGAACCCTTGTTGTTATTTATTGCCAGTCGGATCAACAATCCTATTGGTATGACCAATGAGTTTCATGCTGGCAATAGTTATGCCGCTAAATACGAACAAGCTTGTATATTGTTGGAACAGAAAAATCTACAAGTAGATGTAGGTAGCCAAGGTGACAGATTCAGTAGTAAGGGGTGGGTATAGAATCCCCCGTGAGGGGGATTTCTACTTAGCTACCTGTAGAACCGAAGCCACCAGTGCCACGGTTGGTTTCTGCTAGGGAAACTACCAGTTCCAATACTGGGGTAATGACAGGAACAATAATGAATTGAATAATCCTGTCACCTTTTTTCCAGTTGAATACTTCACCATTCTTGGTGCGTAGAGCTGCTTTCCATTCCCCACGATAGTCTGAATCAATAACACCACAGGTGTTATTCAGTTCCAAGCCATATTTAGCTCCTGCACCTGATCGTGGAAGCAGTAGGGCAACATGGTTTAACGGGACTTCTGCTGCAAAGCCTAATGGATAAATATCACTCATATGAGTGGTATATCCTGGCATGGGCATATAAATGTCATATGCTCCAGCATATTCAGTGCCTTTTGTTGGCATAATAAAGTCTTTGTGTAATGATTGAATTCGCATTTGTATTCTTTCGTTGGTTTAAGTGAACAAAGTTACTGGGGTACTACTACATGGAAAATGATATTGATGCTTCAGAAGTGAATTCTAAACCACTTACTGATTGGAAGAATGCACCTAAATTGGCAGATCTCAAACAGGATCTGATGGATGCACAGTCTATTCATGATGGTCAAGAAACTCAAATCAATGAGTGGCTTGATAACATGCATGTCAGGGGTAAAGCTAAAGTTGCTCCGCCTAAAGGAAGTTCCGCTATTGTTCCCAAGCTAATCAGGAAACAAGCAGAGTGGCGTTACCCTGCATTGAGTGAACCCTTCCTCAGTACAGATGACTTGTTCAATGTCACCCCAGTTACCTGGGAAGATCGTGAAGGTGCCATTCAGAATCAACTGGTGCTGAACCATCAATTCAATACCAAGATTGATAAGGTTAGCTTCATTGATGAGTATGTCCGTACTGCTGTTGATGAGGGTACGGTGATTGTTAAGGTAGGTTGGAAGTTTGAAGAAGAAGAATATGAGGGTGAGTTTCCTCAATTGGAGTTCAGAGTTAATCCCGAGATGGGGCCACTACATGAAGAGCTGGCTCAGTTAAAGGAAGCTTCTCCAAGTCAGTTTGATACCGATGTGCCGGAGGAGTTGAAGCAGGCCCATGAAATGACAGTGGAACAAGGCGTTCCTATTGAAGCAGTCATTCTGGGTTATGCAGTAGAAACTCGTACACGTACTGTTGTGAACAAACCAACAGTAGAAGTCTGTGATTATCACAATGTCATTATTGATCCTACCTGTATGGGCAAGATTGATGATGCTGGTTTTGTGGTGCACAGCTTTGAAAGTTCTCTCTCTCAACTAGAGAAGGATGGTAAATACAAAAATCTGGATCGTATCAATGTGGAACATAACTCCATATTGGGTATGCCTGATCATGCTGCTTCTGATGGCTCCAAGTCCTTTAACTTCACTGATAAGCCACGTAAGAAAATGGTGGTCTATGAGTACTGGGGTTACTGGGATATTGATGGCACGGGAATGGTTAAACCGTTTGTCGCAGCATGGGTCGGAGACACCCTGATTCGGATGGAAGAAAGTCCGTTCCCGGATAAGAAACTGCCTTTCATCATTGCCCAGTATCTGCCAGTACGTAAGGCCAATTATGGTGAACCGGATGGTGCCTTGTTGGAAGATAACCAGAAGATCATTGGTGCTGTTACCCGAGGCATGATTGATGTGATGGGCAAGTCTGCCAATGGTCAGACAGGTATGCGTAAAGACATGCTGGATGTCACCAATCGGCGCAAGTTCGATAAGGGTATGGACTACGAATTCAATCAGAACGTAGATCCACGGCAGGGCGTGTATATGCACGTATTCCCTGAGATCCCCCAGTCTGCTCAGTTCATGCTGCAGTCACAGAATATGGAAGCAGAGTCTTTGACTGGTGTTAAAGCTTACTCTCAAGGTGTGTCTGGTAGTTCATTAGGGGATGTAGCTGCAGGTGTACGGGGTGCATTGGATGCTGCCAGTAAGCGTGAGCTAGGAATCTTGCGTCGATTGGCTGCAGGTATTGTGGGTGTAGGTCGCAAGTTCATCAGCATGAATGCAGAATTTCTTTCCGAGAAAGAAGTGGTGCGGATTACCAATGAAAAGTTTGTTACGGTAAGGCGTGATGAACTGCCTGGTGAATACGATCTGAAGTTATCTATCTCTACGGCTGAAGAAGACAACAATAAGGCAGAGCAATTGGCTTTCATGCTTCAGACTGTTGGGCCTAATGAAGATCCTGGGATGCGTAAATTAATCCTGAGTGATATCTGCAGATTAAGAAAGATGCCTGACCTGGCTGAGAAGATTGAAAACTATCAGCCTCAACCTGATCCATTAGCAGTTAAAAAAGCTGAATTGGAAATTGCATTGCTTGAAGCACAAGTTGCTAATGAACATGCTCAAGCCCAGCAATATCAGGCCAGTGCTCAATTGGATATGGCTAAAGCAGGTACTGAAGGTGTTAAGCAAGGTAATGTTCAGTCTGATACTGATCTTAAGAACCTGGACTTCGTAGAACAGGAATCTGGTGTGAAACAAGAGCGTGATTTACAGAAACAGGGTGAGCAGGCTCGGGCTAATACACAGATGAAGTTAATAGATCATCAAATCAAGCGGGAAGGATTTAGTGTTGACTTATTGAAAGAACATATTAAAAATAAGAAGACTAAATGATTAATGTGTTAGAGTAATCAACAGTAACCCTTAATACTCTATTAACTTTAGGAAGCAATGGTAGATATATGAGCAAATCGCAACTTCAATTAATTGAAATGAATATCCAACGAGCGCAGGAAATCGTTGATCTGGGTAATGCATTGGAACGGCTTGAAAGTAACCGTGACTTCAAGAAAGTTATCGGTGATGGTTACTTTAATAAGGAAGCCATTCGTCTGGTTCATTTGAAATCAGACAGCAATATGCAGTCAGAAGAGATGCAGCAATCCATTCTTAAACAGATGGATGCTATTGGGGCTTTGAACCAATACTTTAGGACACTGAAGCATTCTGCTTCTATGGCATTGAATGCAATTGCATCTGATACCGAGATGCGTGATGAAATTATTGCAGAGGACATGGGTAATGACTGAGCGAGTTCAAGAAGACACAGTAGAAACTTCTTATTTGGAAATGTCCGATGAAGAAATGATGAATGCTCCTGCTCCGTCTGAGACAAAGATGGAAGTAGTTGAGGAAGTTGCTGACACTGATCGTGAGCAAGCGTCTACAGAGACTCAAGAGGAAACAGATGACGCTGAAATTACCGAAGAAGCCGAGTCTGTCGAAGAAACTGCTTCAAAAGAGCAGGAAAAAGTAGAAACAAAGGAAGTAACTGCTGAAGTTGTAGAAACCAAGCAGGAAGAAGTAGCAAAACTGGATTATGAGGCGGAATACAAGCGTCTTTTGACCCCCTTCAAGGCCAATGGGCGTGAGATTGCAGTCAATAGTGTTGATGATGCAATCCAGCTTATGCAGATGGGTGCCAATTATGGCAAGAAGATGGCGGGTTTGAAGCCAAATCTGAAGTTAATGAAGCTGTTGGAGAACAATGGCTTGTTATCGGAAGAGAAATTGAGTTACTTGATTGATCTGGACAAGAAAAATCCAGATGCAATCAGTAAGTTGGTGAAGGACAGTGGTTTAGATCCGATGGATCTGGATGCTGATAAAGCAAGCGCATACAAACAGACTACTTACACTGTTGACGAACGTGAGATTGAGCTGGATACGGTCCTTGATGATATTCAAGGTACACCTACGTACAACCGGACGCTCGATGTTGTTAGCAACAAGTGGGACGGTGCAAGCAAACAGGTAATTGCAGGTTCACCTCAATTGCTCAAGGTCATTAATGAACACATGCAGACTGGTGTTTATGACTTGATCGCAAAAGAGATGGATAGCGAGCGCATGTTTGGTCGCTTGAATGGGTTGTCTGACATTGAAGCCTACCGGCAAATCGGGGATGCAATTCAGGCTAGGGGTGGGTTTAACCATTTGGGCAATACCCAAGGGCAACCTCCTGCCAAGCCAGTTATTGTACAGCCGAAACCGAAGCAAGAAGATGATGACAAACTGAAAGAAAGACGGCGAGCTGCAAGCTCCACTAAGCCTGCTGCTTCTAGCGGATTAGCGAAGGACTTTAATCCTTTGGCTTTATCTGATGAAGATTTCAGCAAGCTTGCTAATACACAATATTCGTAATCTCAAAAAGGAATTAAATCATGGCAAATGAACGTATTTATAATACTGGCGGTACGACCTCCAGTATCGGTGGTACGGTTGCAGGCAAAGCTTCTGGTCAGTTGAGTGGTGACTTCTACTTCCAGAAGAAGGCACTGATTGAAGCACGTAAGGAACAGTATTTCAGCCAGTTGGCGGATACGACTTCGATGCCCAA